GTTATCCTTGAGTGTTGAAACGAGGCCGTTGAACGTTTTTGAGGCACGTTCCATACCACCGAAGAACATCCCGCCTTCGGACGTAGCAATCTTGAATGCTCCGGCCACTTCTTGGGCAGATATACCGCCCTGCTCCATGCGCGTCTTCAATTCCAGCATGGACTCGCCAGTCTGTTCTGCAATGATGCTCAGAGGGTTGAACCCTGTGTTGATCATCTGCAGGAGGTCTTGCCCCATGAGCCGACCGGCAGACTGTACCTGTGAATATGCCAGAGTGAGCATACGGAACTTTTCGGTGTTTCCCTGCGCGATATCTCCGAGCATCGAAACTGTCGGCATGATATCTTCTGATGCTATTCCGAACGCAAGAAGTGTCTTGGTAGAGTTCGCAAGGTCGGTTAATTGAAACGGTGTACGTGCGGCAAACTCAGTGAGGTTCGCAAGCATCTTCGCGGCTTCATCAGCCGAGCCGAGCATCGTCTCAAATGCCGCAGATAGGTCTTCCATGTTCGCTGTTGATCGAACAGCGGCCACGCCGATGCCAACGAGAGGCAATGTGACGTACGTGGACATTTTCTTCCCGAAGTCGCCGAGCTTCTTGGAGAAGGCTTCAAACTTTCGTTGAGATTTGTCTATCGAGGCATCGAACGACGCATTATCGCCGACGATTCGTACTGCAATTTCACCAAGCGATCCGGCCATACTATACGTCTCCGTACTGATCGCGGAACGTGTCTTTCACCTCGTTGTTCAACGCTTCTCTTTCTGCCTCGGAAACATTCATTGCTTCTCTGGCGGCGCGAACGGCGATTGTCCGTTCCTGCTCATTCATCCCGGCGAATCCGTCTATGCTCTGATCGGCATCTGACGAACCACCATATCTCAATTCTATACCAAGGTTGTGATACATCACCAACTGCCCGATAGTCATATTCCACAGGCAGTACTCCTTGGTTGCCCAAGGATACAAAAGGGCCATTGACACAAATAGGCGGCCGAGGCAAAGCGGTTCGTTTACTTCGCTTCGACCGCTTCTGCGTTTCCCGGGTACGCCTCCACGCCGTTGTAGGCACGTTCAAGGGTTTCTTTGATAACAGTGACGAACCCGTTCACCTGTGCCACATCAGCGTATGACCGAAACCATTCTGCTGTCAGTTCCGGGTGTTGCCATGATGAAAAAAGGCCACAGAGTTCACAAGAGATATCGAGAACCCGACGCATTGCCGTTTCATCTTCTTCCAGTACTTTTGGGTCGGAGAAATCTGCAAGTTCCCGCACCAGCTTGTCGACCTCAAATGTGATCGCGAGTGGCACATAGCTTGCGTCGATTTCTTTACCGGAAAGTTTTATGATCACTTTTTGCGGTTTCAATATGTCGAGGTCAACGACGTTCAATTGTGAACTCATGTGGCCCTTCCTTATTCTACGAGCGTTCGGGTCAGCGAGTAGAGCTGACTACCGACGGTCAGTGTAGTGTCCGGTTTCCCGGTCAGCGTACACGGCATGATTGATACAGGATCGGTGTCCGAGTCCGACTTGAAGTTGATAGCCGGTCCTGTGTTCAACGTTGCCTTGAATACTGTCATGATCGTTTCCACGGTCGTGCTTGACAGCGTTGAGGTGTTGGTGATCCTGAATACCCTTGGTGTGAGTTGCTGATTGCCACCAGCGGCAATGGTAGACAGCACCGTGGTATGAGTCTCCGTGATGAGTCCACACATGATTGCCGACAGAACGGATCCGTCATACTCAATCATTTCAAACTCTACGACGACCGACTCGTCTGCGATACCTTCAATCGGGTCTGGCGCATTACCAGCCTGAGAGTCGTATTTTTCGATGTTGTGAACGAAGCTGTTCACAATCCCCGCGCCGAGGTTGACATAGGTTCCACCCGCGGTTGCGCAAGTTTCGATCTTTGCGTTACCGAGGATCAGTTTCGTACTGTCAACGCTCGTGTTTTGGTACAGAGCCATGTTTTATCTCCTTGCCTATGATACGGCTGTCACGCCGTACACGAGTGTAATGTCAACCGGCGCGTTGAACGTTTCCGTATCCGGCTCCGGTATCAATCCGTTGTCGTTTCTGAGCGATGCACGGGCAATCGAAAAACCGTTCTGGTTGCCATGCACACCGTTCCCATCCGTACCGGCGAAAAGGTTCACAACCAGTCTCGCCAGATTACGTGCCGCGCCCGCAGTTGCCGCCCGACAATTCACACTGAAATCCTGCGTCTCATATCCTTGCCGCCGCGCACCACCAGCTAGCATGAAATAATTGATCGCCGGGAGTGTGTCGCCATCCGGTCGTAAACCGTGGTATACCCGTGTACTCACTATCGCTGTAATGGCCGACGACTGCAACATCGACCATCCCATTACTTGATACGGTTTCATTGTAGATACTCCGCGAATGCTAGCCGACCGTTCCTTGTGAGAACAGTAAGCGTTTCACCACGCGCCAGAGCAAGAGCCGGTCGAAGAAATGGTTGCGCGTCAGACTTCACAGTACCGAACTCGACGTATGGAGCATAGAACACAGCCGTTCCAACGTATGCTTCATTGTCAACTTTCGGCTTCTGCACCACATCCCCTGACGATGCTGGCGCCTCTGGTGAAGTTCCGAAGTTCTTCATCTGCGTGGTTATTGAACCAGCCAGTCGGCCAGAGTCTATCGGGGACAGTGCTTTCGCTTGAGACTCTACCTGCAGACCCAACTCCATTACGGTCTTTCCAACAGCTCGTTTGCCGTAGACCTTGATTACCGTCCCGTTCCACGTTTTCTCAATCCGTGCATTCAGAGGCATAGACTACTCCACCACCTGCAACGGAACGACTTTCACCTTCCCGCGTTGCTGTACATCTTCCGGTCGTCCTGAGACGATAAACGTTGTCCCGTTGTACGTCACCTTGTCGGAAAAGAGAACATCGTCTGTCACCCTGCACGCCAGAAGGTGCGTTGAAATAGCGGCGATTTTATCGCTGATATACTGGTCATTCGACCCCACCTGCCAGATAGCAGAACGGGAGATAACCACCGATGCCGTCGTTGAAGTGAACCCACCCATTCCATCAGATGAGCGCGTCTCGCGGTTTACGGTAACCGCATTTTTCAAATTGAGCGCACTCAGATACGACATCAGCGCACCCTCGTAATCCGATAGTCGAACAGTGCTGATATGATATCTGTTGGATAGCCCCAATCACCCGACCCAGACTCGCCGTATGATTCTGCCCAAGGGCCAAGTCTCATCGACGTTGCTCCGGGAGAACGTTCTGCTCGGAGGTCGTAGTCGTAATAGATCATCTGAGCCGCCGTATACTTGAGGTTACTCGGCCAACCAACAACCGATATCAGTATCGAACGACCAGAGAGTTCAGGGACAATCGACTCACCAGAATCGAGCGTCAGCGTTGCACCAGATACCGAATCGACAAGGTAGTACCCGTCGTTGCGGTAGCTGTTGTAGATATAAACCTCATCTTCGTCTGCGAAGCCAGCAGAAGCGAATGATGTCTGCGCTGTAATGGTGTATGTCGTCGCCGTAAAGTTCATCGGCCCTTGTACGAACAGATCGGTGACAAACCAGTTGTTTGTTATCTGCGTTATACGCTCCTGAACCACAGGAATGAGGCCCGAAGCTGTGATCGTTGCCGCCGACGCAGATATGTTCGAGTAGAGCGTGACTTCGGTTGCTGTAATTACCGGCATACTTTATCTCTCCTGTGAGACAACGGCGGCCCGAAGGCCGCCGCGTTCACCTATTCGGTTGCTCGAGGTGCCTGATAAGCCTCCCATGAGGTCGGACCAGTTCCGGTCTGCGTGAACACGATGGAACCTCCGGTAGCAAGGAATCGAGCCGACTCGAAATCCTGACCGCCGATCATCACCGTGGTTGCCGTCCCGACCGTGATCGT